TCGCTTCTGCACTTCAGATGGCTGGTGTTCTAGATTACACTCCTGCTCTTAACAACAACTTGAATGTTGATGACACTTCAACAACATTTGCTGGTGTTATGAATGGTAGATACAAAGTATATGTAGACCCATATGCTGCAAACGTATCTGCATCACAATACTACATAGTTGGTTATAAAGGAACTTCTCCATATGACGCTGGTATGTTCTACTGTCCATATGTTCCATTGCAAATGGTTCGTGCAGTAGGAGAGAATACTTTCCAACCAAAAATTGGTTTTAAGACAAGATATGGTATTGCTGCAAACCCATTCCACACAGGAACAGTTGCTGCAAGTACAGATGGTGCGATTTCAATCTCATCTGCTACCAACAAGTACTACAGAAAAGTTAAAGTTTCTAACTTAATGTAAACTAAAAAGAACCAACCTAAAACAGAGAGGGGATTTATTCCCCTCTTTTTTTTGTTATAAATAGTACTATGACAACAGCAACTTCTCCATTATCAAGACAACCAACTGTATTGGATTACAGTAGTCCAACTCAATTTAAATTTGGTATCAATCAACTACCAAAGGTTGAGTTCTTTACTACAGCTGCAAATATACCTGGCATAAGTTTAGGTGAGTTAGTTATACCAACACCTTACAAAGATATTCCTTTAATTGGAGATAAAGTTACTTTTGAAAACCTTTCAATATCTTTTATAGTAGATGAGTATCTTGAAAACTATATAACTATTCATAATTGGTTAGTGGGTATTGGTTTTCCAAAAAATAGAACACAGTTTACAAACTTTCGTTCAACAACTGCAAATCAACCAACTGCTGGGGCTGGTGGAAATACTGATATAGGTAAAGTTGGACAACCTACTGCTGATAGGTCTTTCTATTCAGATGCAACTCTTACAATACTTTCTAATAAAAATAATCCTATTGTAGAGATTAGATATTCAGATATGTTTCCAGTATCTTTGAGTGGATTAGACTATAACCAACAGGCAACAGACGTAGAATACTTGACAGCAACGATTGACTTTCGATATAAATTATATGAGATAGTGACTTTATAAGTGAGATAATATGACCCTTGACGAATTGAAACTACAAGTCCAAAAAGACTTGAAAGTAGATGATGAACATCTAGATACCGAATCCTTAAAAAACCAAGAAATCAAAGCAACTTACCTAGACCATAAATCTAGATATGAACTTCTTTTATTTAAAGCGAAAGGAGACTATAAACGATTATATCGTGAGAAGTGGGAATACTATGGTGGTAAAGCTGATGCAAAGATATATGCAACTAAACCTTTTGACCTCAAAGTTCTCAAGACAGACTTGGCTGTTTATATTACTTCAGATGAAGAAATAATAAACGCAGAAAACAAAGTAGGTTATTTAGAAACTATAGTTGATTATATTAAAGGAGTTATCAAGTCAGTTGATAATCGTGGTTGGGATATTAAGAACGCTATTGAGTGGAAAAAATTTGAAGCAGGAGTGACATACTAATGAAATATGATATATACGATAACGTATTAGACAATGATACAGCATCATTAATTGATATGGAAATGAAAAATATGACATGGAAATATGATTATAATTCTAATAAAAAAGGAATTAATAAACATTGGCACACATTTTGTGGAAATGATGTGATAAAAGAACCTTATAGTTTTATTAATCATATATGGGATATTGCTAAAAACAAATATGATTTTGAAAGTAGATATAAAGTAACACGATTTAAAAGAGTATATTGTAATGCACATACTCATGGGATAGAACCACATTTACACCATGACGATGGCGACTTTACAATGATATATTATCCCATACTTGATTGGGAGCCAGAATGGTTGGGTGGAACTGTTATTTGGAATGAACAAAAAACTGAAATAGAAAAATATGTAAACTATATTGGTAATCGTTTATTTGTTTTTGATGCACATTTGCCACATCAAGCAATGCCAGTTTCAAGGCAATGTTACAGATTGAGAACTTGCATAGTTTTTAAAACAATTAGAAGTGATGCAAATGCTGAACGATTAGATTTTTACAAAACATGAACTATTCAGTAATAAATTTTCCAAATGACTTGATACAAGATATGTTGAGAAATAAAGAAGACATCTTGACAAAAGGTAATATAAATGATGCAAGTGGGTTGACAAAAAGAAATTCTAGTGTATCATGGATAAAAGATAAAACCATTTGTCAAAGAGTTTTCTCTGTGATAAAAAATAAAACAGAAGACTTTTCAAATCTGTATCTGGATAATATAGAACCCTTACAATATTCTGAATACGATACAAGTCAAGAATATGGTTGGCATCAAGACTTAAATAATAAACCTTATGGAGATGGTAGAATAAGAAAGATATCATTTTCTATATTCTTAAATAGTAACTTTGAGGGTGGTGAGTTTGATTTAGAAGTACATGGCCCAGATGCAAAACCTAGATATATATCAGAGTGGAAACGTAGTAATGAAAACTGTGTGATATTTAATTCAGATATGTGGCACAGAGTAAGACCAGTAAAGTCTGGTATAAGAAAAAGTATTGTTGGTTGGTTGTTAGGCCCTGTTACTAGATAATGAAAATATCAAAGATAAATGAGGTTTACTTAGAACTAGAAGTAGACGAAGACGTTTCTAGAGAACTGTCTGATTACTTTACTTTTGAAGTACCAGGCGCTAAGTTCATGCCCCAGTTTCGTAATCGTATGTGGGATGGAAAAATAAGACTGTTTTCCCCACATAATGGTAGAATATACGTTGGACTATTACCCTATATAAAAGAGTATTGTTCAAAAAAGTCAATAGAATATATAATGGAAGAAGGAGTAGAAAATGACAGGAATGTTTTTCGTGAGAGCGTCAGAGAATTTGCCGAGTCATTACGACCCAAGAGCAGAGGCAAACCTATACAATTTCGTGATTATCAGATTGATGCAATTTGGCACGCTATACAGTCAAATCGTTGTCTTCTTTTGTCTCCTACTGCTTCAGGCAAATCACTCATAATCTACACACTTGTTAGGTATTACAACCTAATGAAACTCAAGACACTTATACTTGTACCTACTACATCACTAGTTGAACAGATGTATTCTGATTTTATTGATTATGGGTGGGAGGACAAACACATTCACAGAGTATATGCTGGTATGGACAAAGGTTCTAAAAAACCTGTAGTCATATCAACATGGCAATCTATTTACAAATTACACAGACCTTACTTTGCACAATATGGTTGTATCATAGGAGATGAAGCTCATCTATTCAAGGCAAAATCACTTACAGATATAATGGCGAAGTCAGGAGAAGTCAGGTACAGGTTCGGTTTAACTGGTACTTTAGATGGTACTCAAACACATAGACTAGTACTTGAGGGCTTATTCGGTCAAGTTAAGAAGATTATTTCAACGAAGGAGTTAATTGACAGGGGAACTCTCGCACAATTAGATATTGATTGTATTGTATTGAAACATACAGAAGAAGAAGCCAAGAGAGTTAGATACTATACATATGCAGAAGAAATAAACTATTTAGTTTCACACCCCAAGAGAAATAAATTTATTGAAAATCTATGTAAAAATATAAAAGGCAATACTTTATTGTTATTTCAATTAGTTGAAAAACATGGAGTTTTATTGTATAATGAAATAAAAACACTTGACAGAAAAGTATTTTTTGTGTATGGTGGAACAACGACAGAAACGAGAGAGAAGATTCGTGCAATCACAGAGAAAGAAACAAATGCAATTATCGTTGCATCATATGGTACGTTCTCTACTGGTATTAACATTAGGGCTATCAATAATATCGTGTTCGCATCTCCATCAAAAAGTAGAATACGAGTGCTTCAATCTATCGGTAGAGGATTACGACAAAGTGATGATAAGTCCAGAGTTAAGCTCTTTGATGTGTCAGATAACATTACCTATAAATCTAGACCTAACTTTACATATAGACACTTTACACAACGACTAAATATATACAAGGAAGAACAATTTAATTATGATATTAATAGGATAAACTTATGAGTCAATACGTTGTAAAATTATCAAATGGTGAGGACATAGTTTGTTATGTTCACAAGAATAGAGATTCATCTGAATCAAGTAAATTGAAAATAAGCTCTCCACTAAAAATGGAATCTGTCGCCCGAACAACAAAAAAAGGTATTGTTGAATCTTTACAATTATGTAGATGGGTTCAACCATATTCAGACGAAGAATATTTTAATATCGAAAAAAATTCAATAGTTGTAATGACGCCTGCGAGTGTTGGTTTATGTAAATATTATGATTATGTTTTACAGAATATAAAAGAAGTTGTAAAACATACAAAGCCTTCAATAAGAGATTTAAAAGAAATTGAAGAAGAAGAAATGGATTTAGAAGAAAACTTAGTATCTGATGAGGACTTAAAAGCAATACTAGATAACTTTAATACTAAGAAAACAATACATTAATCTGATGAGTCACAATAGTGATTATACACGATTTTATATAATTGTCAAGTGAAAAAGGAATTATTATGGAAAATTTTATATTATACTTTCAAGTGCCAGATAAAATTTGTGATGACCTCATAGAATATTACAAAAATAACAAAGATGACAAACACAATACAGATGGACTTTGGCCAAAAGAAGTAAAAGAAGGTATAGACGTTTACTGTTATCCTAGAAGTAATAATTTAGCAGTAAGAAATTATTTGAATTGTATGTTTGAAGGTTTACAAGCATATAGAAAAAAATATGAACACTTTAATCAAATGACTTTGATTTCTACACCATTCAATATTCAGTATTATCCACCAAAAGGTGGTTTTAAAGAATGGCATAATGAAAGGATGCAAGCTCAAAGTGTCCAAAGGTCATTAGTTTTTATGACATATCTTAATGATGTTCTAGATGGTGGTGGAACAGAGTTTGCATATTATCCAGAGTTAAGAATAAAAGCAAAAAAAGGTATATCTTTAATATGGCCAACAGACTTTACACATACTCATAGAAGTAAAATTTCAAACTATGAAAAGTATATTGCTACTGGTTGGTTTAATCACGCAGATGTTATGGAAATGGCAAAATTTCCCCACTCATCTCTTTAATAATTTATTGTCATAAAACCTTGACAAAATTGTTCAATCATACTATAATAGGTACATAGATTGAAAAGGAATTACTAATGGCAAAAGCAAAAGGCGCCCACTATGTGGACAACAAGAAGTTTCATCAAGCCATGATTGATTGGAAAGAAAAGTGTAAAGATGCAGAAGAAGCTGGAGAAGAAACTCCCCAGATTACAAACTATATCGGCTCATGTTTTCTGAAGATTGCGAATGGACTTTCATACAGACCAAACTTCATTAACTATACATACAGACAAGAAATGATTTCAGATGGTATTGAAAACTGTTTACAATATATTAAAAACTTTAATCCAGAGAAATCCAAGAATCCATTTTCATATTTTACACAAATAATATACTATGCATTTATTCGTAGAATACAAAAGGAAAAGAAACAAACTCATGTCAAACACAGAATGATTGAGAAACAAGATTATGTTCCTTACATAACAATGGAAGGCGATAGTACAAACTATAATGTTGGTGGGTTTGATCCTACTATTATGGTGCCAGATGAGGCTGTATACAAACCAAAGAAAAAAGACACAAAAGATAACCCAAAGGGTTTAGAAAATTTTATGGAAACTGACGATTGAAAATTGCGATAATTACTGACACACACTTTGGTGCCAGAAACGATAACATGAACTTTAACGAATACTTCTTCAAATTCTATGAAGAACAATTCTTCCCATATCTAAAAGAACACAATATCAAACATTGTATTCATATGGGTGACATTATGGATAGACGTAAGTTTCTATCTTATAGAATTGCAAAAGACTTTCGTGAACGATTTATACAAAGGTTTGCCGAACTAGGAGTTGAACTTCATGTTATGGTTGGTAATCACGATACCTATTTCAAAAATACAAACGAAGTAAATGCTGTTACTGAATTACTTGGTGACAGATATTCAAATATAAAAATCTATCCAGAAGCTGCAGAAGTTACATTTGATGATTTAAATGTTTTGTTTCTGCCTTGGATTAATGCATCAAACTATGCATCTACAATGACTGCAATACAAGACTCTAAAGCAGAGATTTGTATGGGTCATTTAGAGATTGCTGGTTTTGAAATGATAAAGGGTATGAAGAACGAAC